CTATAAGCATAAAACCAAATTCTATATACTTTATCAGGAATAGGACTTAAACCAAACTTACGGTTGTCGGGACTTTTAATAACTCTATTAGGAACCCCATAGTTTTGAGTATCTGCATCATCTTGATTCTGAGAAACTCTATAGTAATCTTTCCATTCTTCTGTTGTAGTAAACTTAAGATTTCTAATAGTGTATGGAGCTGTTTCGTCTGTAACACCTACAGTAGTTAATAAAAAATTATCCCAGTCTACATAACCATAATCTGTAGTTAAACTAGAGCTTCCTTCTTTTAAAAGATACCAACGAGTTCCTGCTGTAGTCTCAACGTAAACATTTCCATAATTAGGATCTGTTTCTCCGCTAAGACCTACAGCAAGAAAAGGCCACTGAGGTTCCTCATTAACAATATCTAAGTAGGCTCTATTTACTGCATCTTTTACATGCTGTTGAACACCAATAGCATTTCCAAAGTTTGCAGACGTAAGAGGCACTTCGTTTAGCTCACGAAGCAGCTCGTTAGTTATTGTTAAATAGTTAGAAGCCATTTTATCTCATTGGTCCTCTAGGCATACGAGGCCTACCGCGTCCTCTTGTTGGTCGTCGAGAAGGTCTGGGTGTTACTGTAGATTTCCTTGGCGTTTGGCGTCCTACAGGCATCCGTGGTCCTCCTGAAGGTCTGGGTGTTACTGTAGATTTCTTTGGCGTTCGGCGTATTCCAAGTTCACCTAGTATTCTTTGGTTTTGGATAGGGCTTCCTGTAGTAGGTCTTTGAGGCGCTCGGCGTTCAGGAGCCGTTGGTCGTCGTTGCAGATATTTTGACTCTGGCATTTTTTTTAGTTTTGAAAAGTCTGGAGTTGGACCAGCCATTATTCCTCCTCCCATGTGTTTACCTTGCCGCTTATGTGCTTTACCGCCACACATTTTAGCAGTCCTTTTCTCCATATCTCCGCAGCCGGAATAATTTTTTTTCATTAGCTCTGCTCCATAGAAAAAGTTTTAGAAGTTTCTCTAGCAATTTCTAATTCGGATTTATTGCCAAAGATACGTTCCCAATTATCGTCGTAATTCTTTTTACTATCGCCCGTATAGAAACTACCTGTCATACCAAAAATACGCTTATTATTTCTTTTTCCGCTTTTTAGTACGACTGATTTATTTTCGCTTCCTATTTGAGGCATAGTTTTAAATTCCTAAGAAAAAACAAAGGGGGCCTGTGAAGACCCCCAAAGCTTATTAGTCAACCGTATAGAAGGCTGAAACAAGTGCTTCTGGTCGAAGAACTTTAGCGCCATATACATGAAGACCACGAACAATGTCGCCGAAGCTGTCAGGATCACGGAGAACCTCAGTGCTGGTAATCGTCTGGGCCGTAGCCGTAGAAGAAATATGACCAGCCATAACTTTGCCAGTAGCCGTAGCGGTAGCAGCAATGTTATTAGACTTGTACATATTGAATCCACGAAGCTTGCCAGAAGATACCAAACCGTTTCGGATTGATCCTTGACCTGCGTTGAAGTCTACAGACAGCAGCTTAGAGCCTGACTGTGAGAGTTCTTCGTAGAAAGCGGGACCAGCAATAAACCATCGACCTTCTTCAGGAATGTTTTGCTCATCGAGAAGACGAGCCATACGTGCCATAAGGTCAATAGCGTCAACACCAGTTCCGTCTGAGCCAAGAAGGTCAACAGATGCAGTCGTTTCTGCTACACCGCCAGTACCAGCAGCAGCATCAGCACCAATAACATGGTCTGGGCCAGAAGCAGATACGCCAGCAAACATCTTAGCAAGTACGCCTTGGTCAAAGGCATCACGCAAAGAATAAGCTGCTGAAGACGTAGCAACGTCACGGAAGTTAATGTGAGACATTTGCGTTTCAATGTCATCTACGATGAACCTGAAAGCGTTAGCAATATCAACGACCATAGTGATTTCTTGGTCAGTAAGCTCAGTCTTAGTTACCGTACCACCACGCTGATACTGGTCAACGGTGATTACAGGCTCTTTGATGATACGTACAGTGTCACCATAGCTTGAAATTTCACCAGCATAATCCGTATTAGTGATTGCTTCTACAACAGAAGCCTTACGGAAAAAGTTGAGTACCTGCTTGGAATAAACCTTCGGTAGGAAAAACGAGTTAGTTTGACCAGCATCTGCGTTGTCAAAGTTACTGTTAGTCCCGTCATTAAAAAATTGATCGGATGTATTTGAAGCCATTTAAAATCTCCTTAAGTAGAAAAGATTAGCCGGGACGCACCCTACCTTCAGAAAGAGCTTCACGAATTTCTTCTTCGTACTTGTCAAACTGATCTAGGGACATCTTAGCTATTTCGCTTTCCGTCCAAATACGTGGCTGCTTTGCATCTACACTTGTCGTTTTAGTAGATACCATGTCAGCAGCAGAACCTTGTTCTTGAGGTTCTTTACGTGGACGGCCTCGTTTTTTTGGTGTAGCTTGTCCAGTTTCTAACTTATATAGATCAAGTGCTTTGACTGCTAATGTCACATTATCTGGATTGTTATAGATCCAGTCCTGAATTTGATCGGGCTGTTCTTTAGCCCAGTCATGGAAAGCATCGTCACCACGAATCTCATCAAAGTCCGGGTGTCGTTCTTTCAGAGCTGTCTCAGCTTCACGTTTAGCTATCTCTAGCTCACGTTGTTCAATGGCAGAAAAGCGTTGCCGCATATCTTCCATTTGCTGTTCTGCTCGCATGTGTGCTACAGTTTCTACTGTATCGTACAAATCAGGATATTCTTCTCTAAACCTAGCAAGATCTTCTTCAGACTTAGGAGCTTGATAAGCTGGCACAGCAGCTTGTACTTCTGCTTTTAACTGCTCTTCTCGCTGCCTAAACTCATTAAGTTTAGAATCATAATGTTTCTTTAGATCGTCGTACCTCTTCTTATAGTTAGTTTCGTTAGGAGCCTCTTCCTCTTCTACAGGGGCCGATTTACGGGTAGCCTGTTGCTTAGGTTGTTCGTCTTCATCTTCGTAATACAGTGAATCTGCTTTAGGCTTTCGAGGGCCGTCTGGCGTATGCCAAGGCTTTTTCATGTTATACGGATTTGATACTTGCTCCTCTAGTTGTGCTTCGGACATCTACGTTCTCCTTTCTACGGGGCTTGTTTCTTGCAAGGTAGCCAATTTTAAACGTCTTTAAAAATTTGGGGCTTGTCACTACAAGGTAGCCGTACTATTAAATAACACGCGAACCTCTGAGGCTCGGAGACTGGTTTGCATAAAGCATAGATTTTTCAATTGCATTATACGTGGGTTTTTGTTCCTCTTCTTCTAACTTAATATTAGATTCAAGTAACCCACCAGCCTGTCGTGTTGCTCTGCCACCATCAGCCATACGCTCAGCATCATCCATCATTTTCTGAAGGTTGTCTGCGCCTAGCATCGAAGTGGCTTTTTCGGTGATCACAAACTCCCCATCGCTTAGTCGCGCAGGAATAGAATCTGATACACCTGTTCCGGGTCCTTCAACTTTTCCAGACCCAGAAAACTCTGATGCAGTCATAAGGACTTTATCAAAGATATCGCTTAACTTTGGATCTGACTCCAAAGCACTCATTAAATATTCTTGTTCTTCAGACTGTAAGGACTCATCAAAAATAAAGCCCATATATTCTTCTTCCATTTCTCCATCTGGAAGTTGTTCTTTTGATGCATTTGCCTGTTCTTCAGGAGTGTATGTGTCTACAGGCATTTTTTCTTTTTCTGGCGGTACAAGCATTGAGCCGCCTTCTTGTTTTTTAGTTCTTGAAAACATTTCTTGTTCTATATCGACTTTAATGTTTGTTCTTCTCTCTGCTTCTTTTTTAGCCTCTAAAGAAAGTTCTTTTAATTCTGCCGATGCTCTTTCTTTTGCTTCTTTAGAAGCACTTTGAGAGTTTAAAATTTTATTAGCTTTAATAACTCTAGAAACTTCAGCTTCTTCAGCTGCTGTTAAACCGCCTTTTGATTTTTTTGATCTAGGTCCTAAGTCAGGCATATAGTCTCCAAAAGCTTCAAAGTCATCGTCTGACAAATTATCTTTAAATATTCTTAAGTCTCTTGCGTTTAGCGTAGACATATAATCAAAAATCTCATCGTCTTCAAAAGCAAGTAAATTCTCTGCTGCTTCTTTAGGAGACATTTCTTTTAGCATACCGCCTGTGCTTTCTGCTATCTCAGATGAATACTCATCAGCCAAACCTATCTTAGCTTTATTTTTAACAGAAAGATTTTCTAGGATGCTCATGGGCATATCGTCCATAGCACTAGGATCAGAATTAATTTTATTTATAATAATATCTTCAGCTTCTGCGGAGCTTTTAATAGCTTCTCGACGCTCTGCTGCTTTCTTTGGTGCTTCTTTTGCCATAAGCCTTTCGGCAAAATCAATTATTTCATTTGCACCTTTTGATCCTATTTTACCTAATATGCTCATTTACGTTATCCTTCAACTGCTCTAGGCGAGCCAGAGAACTGACTCTCCCCTGACTGCGGTACACTTCCAGTTCCGATGTTGCCGTCGCCAGTACCCGTAGCTCCAAGGTCTTGGCCTGCTGGAGGTATTCCTTCAGGGCCTCCCATAGCTCCTTGTTGTTCACCAGCGGGGCCAGCCTCTGCGCCATTTGCTTGTCCAGCATTTTGCATTCCTATGATTTGTGCCATTAGAGCAGCTTCTTCAGGATCGTTGATCAGTTCATCTGGATCAAGATCTAAGCTATAAGCCAGCTCGCTAATTAGCTTGTTCATCTTAATAAACGGAGCAATAGCAGGATTCTGTGCAGTCTGAAGGAACATAGTCAATCGTTGGCTACGTACTTCTTTCTGCATCAAGCTATTAGTTCCAGTCGCCTTAACTTCTAAGTCGCCTTCAACGCCCAGCTTAGAATCAAGGAACTGCATGTTCCATTGAAAATAAGCTTCGCCCATAGGCTTCAAAAGAAAGTCATCTAGGTTCTTGATAACGGTTTTAATATTAAGAGATGCTGCGCCAAGGAGCATGGACATTCCTGAAGCAGTACGGGTCATGCTTTGTACACCCGTTTGACCATGAGAGTAGCTTGGAATGCCTGTCTGCTCGTCTGCAAGCTGCCTGAACTTGTCAAACATCATCATGTTTTCTTGTGAGGTGTTAGGAAATTTAAGACCGTTAATAGCTTGACCGGGGACACCTGCTTGCCTTCTAAAGATTTTACCCGGATAAATTTCCATTGATTGACCACCTACAAGTGCAGTCTCGTCAACATCAAAAACCAAAGAGCCAGATAACGCTAGGTTGTCTATTGCCATACGAGCATGACCATTCATGATCTTTTGAGAATCATCCATGTTCTCAGCAATCCCAATACCGAAGAAGCTGTAAGGA